TCCCTTCCCTCATCCCTACTATGCAGCCAGAAAGTTCTGATGGTTTTGCCTCCGTTGGAACTATTCTCCCTGAGGAAAGAGCTGCCCTGTTGCCGGGTGGCTCTTTCCGTTTTCTTGGACCTCCTGCCTGCCGTATCCAAACCTCAAATAACGACAAATCTGTCATCCTGAGCGGAGCGTTTTTCAGCGGAGTCGAAGGACCTGCTTTTCGGGCTCTTGCACCGCCAACCGTTCACCGCCCAGCTCGTTCAGGATCCCCATCGGCGTCTGCCTCCGGATCGCTCCACTGGGCGCCGCACGCCTCGCAAAGCCACGCATTGGTTGGCTCCGCACTCTCCAGCACCGGGTCCTCCGCGCCGCATTTCGGACAGCTGGGCGGAACGTACTCCGGCACCTCAGCCTTGGATTCTTCGACGATTTCCTTCGGGATGGGCTGGTTGGCAATCTCGATCGCCTGCTCAAGCTGGTCGGCTGCCACCACCACCCGGGGACTGCTGATCCCAAACGAATAACGCGACCCGGGCTGTTCCACCCAGCTATCGATTCCCGCACGCTGCAACACCTTCTTCAGTTGGTACGCTGCCGCCGAGGTGTCGCACTCACACAGCAGCGTCTTCCAGGTGTAGTCCTTAGGAGATTCGCCCTCCTCATCCTCATCCGGCCGGGCCTGCTGGCCGACGTCGGCATCCGGGTCGACATCGCTGGCAAACCGCGACGGAGTTGGAGGAGCGTTGTATCGTGCCGCCGTTTTTGGAGCACCAGGCTCATCCAGACCGCGGTTCCTCAACTCGTTCCGCAGAACCTGCTGAGCTGTCTCCGTCAGGTCGCCGAAACTCTCCGCCAGTTGTTCAAGTTCCCCATCCAGCATGCCGCGGTAATGCTCGGTGAGCCTCTGCCATTCTTCCGCCTGGTTGATTTGCATGACCAGCAGTATAGCCGTATTTCGCGGCTCTTGACCTTTACCTTCAGCCAACGCAACGATACAATCGGAAGAGCAGTGGGCCGACGTAGCTCAGTTGGTAGAGCAGCTGATTCGTAATCAGCAGGTCACCGGTTCGATCCCGGTTGTCGGCTCCATAGAATCAAGCAGTTACAGCAATTATAGGCACCCACACTAAAGTGCAGTGTCACATATAGTGTCAGTTCGCGTATACTGCGTGCTCTGGAGGTTTCGAGCATGGCAGTCAAGGCAGAAAAGAAGCATCGGGGAGTCTACGAGAAAGAGTCGGGGAGCGGTATTTGGTGGGTTCGGTATCAGGCCGATGGGAAGATCAAACGTGAGAAGGTGGGCCGGAAGTCGGACGCCATCGCCCTGTACCAGCAACGGAAGTCAGACATCCGTGCTGGGGTCAAACTGCCCGCGAACATGAGGCACAAGGGCGAGAAACTCTCGGCGGTGATCGACCGCGCTATTGCGTGGCACACGTCACGGGGAACCAAGAGCCTGCGCACGGTGAAGGCTCAATTGCTCGTCATCAGAGAAAGCCTTGGGAGCCGGATTGCCGCCGATCTGAAACCATCGGACGTAGAGGAGTGGATTGTCTCCCAGAAGGACCAGAAGGACTGGACTCCGGCCACAATGAACAGGTACAAGTCTGCTATCGGCAAAGCTCTCCAACTCGCGGTCGTGTCAGGCCATCTTTCCCGCAACGTCGCCCGTCTGGTAACGGCGAGGGCCGAAAACAACGCCCGCGTTCGCTGGATGCGGCCAGAGGAGGAGGAGCGGGTTGTCAAAGTCATGCGTGAGTGCTGCCCTGGCCAGCTCCCGGCCTTCTTCACGGCGTTGAATACCGGGATGCGGATGTCTGAGCAGTTCGGCCTCACGTGGAACCGCGTAGACTTCGAGCGTCGGAAACTGTTCCTACCCACGACGAAGAACGGCGAGAGCCGGGAAGTCCCGATGAATAAAACGGTCCTGGCGCTTCTCACCGATCTGCACACGGCGAAGACTGGCCCGCATGTGTTCCCGACTGAGCGCAACTACAAAGCAGCCCGCGCTCTGCTGAATCCTCGGCAATGGTTTGAGATTGTGCTTGAAAAGGCGAAGGTCGATGACTTTCACTGGCACGATCTGCGCCACACCTTTGCAAGCCGCCTCGTTATGAAGGGTATCGATCTGCACACGGTCTCAAAGTTGATGGGGCATAAGACACTGACGGTGACTCAGCGTTACGCGCATCTGAGTCCGGAACATAATCTGGCCGCTGTCGAAGTGTTGGACGCTGCCTGAGCAGAGTAGACACGGCAAACAAGAATCCCCCGGCGAGTCCCAATGTGGACTTTCCGAGGGATTCTTGTTTTCGCTAAACGCTCAACACGTCACGCCGGGATAGCTTCATCAACTCGACGTGCGGGATTAGCACACTGCGACCAATGCGCCGTGCTGCAAGTGCTTGGGTGCCGATGAGTCGATCAATGGTGCGAACGCTGACGGATAAAAGGAGGGCGGCTTCTCGGCGGGTGTAGAGTATGCGAAGGCGGTCAACTTGAGAGCTTGGCGAGTCAGTTCCCGTCGAGTGCTCCTGCAAGGCCGGTCGCGTCTCCCTCACCGGGGGCTTCCTCACCGCAGCGTTGAAGTGTAGCCCTGAGATGGGGCCGCATCCGTGGTAGCCGTGGTGCATAGATAGCAGGTTCGTTGCCATTATGCCGCCTCCGACTTGACAACGTGCTCGGGGCACGCGCCACTCTGATAGGCTCTGTACTCCTTCATGGTGAACCGCTTCCCATGCTCGGTGAAAGGCATCAGAGGCAGTTCGGTCTTTGGGTACTCTCGGATAAGTGGGACAGTTTCAGGGTCCACCTCTTGGCGAGCACGCTCGGCAAGGTATAAGCTCAGGGCGTTGATCCCGCGCTCAGTGTAGGCGTTGCTAGCTTGCTTGAAGAGGAACGGAATACTTTGCGCCCTGCAAAGATCATGGACTTCGGCTGCCCACTTTAGATTCATCTTGCGCGTGGTATGCAGTGGGCCGCTCATTCCGCCGACGGCAACCCATCCAATGCCGGTCAAGTCAAGATCGGCAACACTCTCCATCAGCGGTTCGACTGACAGGAATCGGAGCGTGCAGGGAATGGACCGAAGAATGTCAACGCGGTTGTACGAGGCACGAACGCCGCAGGTGGTACCGAGCCATATATTCGGATATCCGCTGCCCCAGTCCGCAGGCAAACACTGCACAATCCTTTCTGGTCTCTTCGTCAACAGCATGAACTTCACATGCGGGCATTGGCGAAACGTCCGCCACGCATCGTCCCGCCATAGGTCAGCTTGGATGTGAAAGAAGTCTGACAGGGAGCAAACGAAACATATTGAGTTACAGTTCCATTTCTTCGCGCCAGCTTCCATCCGGTACGGGTCCGCTCCCGTCTGCGTAGGGGCCAGTATGTTAAAGTCCCGGCCTGCTCTGGTCAGAATGGCTTCAGCGTAGCAACCTTCGCACTCTGCACTTACCCTATTGCAGCCGGTAGCATTGTTCCAGGTGTCATGTGCCCAACTAATCTTCGTATCGATCACGCTGCCACCCCCTTCGTGCGTTCATCGGACTTGAGCTTGCGGCCATCGAATGTTATCGGCGTCCAATGAGGTCTGAGAGTGATTGTTACCGGTTCCTTCTGGCCCCAGACCATGTAGATCTCTTCCTCAATCGCAGCTAAGAGCACCTTCAGTCGCTTGGCTATAGGAACGTTGACGAGACCCCGCCTTATCCCTTTGCGAATAAGGTGTCGCAGTTTCTCATCAGCATCTAACTCTTCCGATACATCGGAAAGGTCTGGAGCCACAGGGATCTTCATCGTTTCCTCGATGACGATTTGGCGGGCTTGCTCCTGGTTCGGCTGCTTCGGCTCGGAGGAGAGACGATTTGTAACTCTCTCGACCACGATGCGATTCTTCTTCTTCGCGGGATCGATACCTTGATCGCTCAGTGCCGAACGAACGCTATCCGGAAGGTGCATCGCGGCTTCGTAATCCCGGATGTAATTCCGAATGGTGTTGATAACGACGCCCTCACTGTCGGCAATTGCCTTCAATGCCTGCATCCACAGCTTGGACCCCCGGTAAGCCGCCCGATACTCGAACAGCAGCTTTCCCCGGAGAAAGCGGGAGTTCTCAAATCCAGAGACCAGAGCCTCACGGTCCCGCGCTAACCTCTCCTTCTCTCTTTCATTCAGAGGTCGCAGGTACTTTTCCTTCTCAGTGAGGGGCCGCGAGGTCCTCGATGTGGCAGTCGCTACCGTTAAGTTGGCTTCTATGGCCGCTAGAGATGTTCGCAAAACGTTAGCCAATGTGCAAACTTTGCACATTGCCTCGTCCCCATCAGACTTCGACGCCAGCGGTGTTTGGGTCTGAACTGGTGTATTCATGCCGCCACCCCCGCTGACTTGATGTGCTTGGGGCAGGGACATGGGACTATTCCGATACGGATGGCTGCAATCGTCAACTCTGCACGACCGCTGACGCCCAGCTTCCGTACCGCCTTGTAGAGGTGTGCCGATGCTGTGTTTGTGGAGATGTTTAAGCGCTTGGCGACGGCTTGAACCTGCTCGCCTTGAGCAAGTCCACGAACCACTTCGACCTCGCGCGGTGAAAGTGGAATGTCATGTGGGGACACGAACTGAAAACGCTTCATCATATGTAATCTCCTGGTCACGCCACGACCGGCGTGTGCGCCGAACTGCCCATCACGTTTGCGGAGAATACATACTGGGCTGACTTACGTCTTGCGTAGGGTATTCCGTACCCCCAGAAGCTGCTTCCCCTCAGAAGCTGGTTCTGGAACGCCTTCAATCTTGTCCCTGAGCGCTTGTTACCCCCTTGACTAAGCTGGCGGCGATTGATCGCCACTAATGGAATAAATGATATGAATTCCGCTGATGCCCGTCAAGCTGATGCTCGTCAAGCGCAACGGCACGTCTCTAAGCTAAGTCGAGTAACTTCAAAAGGATGATCGCGCGCCACTAATGCATATCGATGAGGCACAAATAACAATGACAGTTAGTCGGGGTGACTAACTGCCATCGTTTGCGCTTGCATTTCAGTAAGAGTCGTCCTACTATATCCAGGTCAACTGCTGTAGAGAGACAGCAATTGACCAAAGCAACCATATCTGCTGGAGCAGCTATGATCACTACAAATCACGTCGCTTGTGAGGCAAGCAACATGACAATTACATTGTATCGCCGCGACGAATCACGATCAAACAAACTCGCAGGAGCTCCATAGAATCGTCTGCACTCTGAGACGTGAACCTGCGGGGTTGGGCGAACTTGTGCCTGCGTATCGACGCGGACCCCAACACAGTTAGCATCTTTGCGCGGCTGGACTCATGCGCGGGTCCACGAGTACAACCAGTTCCCACCGGGGCGCATTACACGGCAGGGAAGTAACCGCAGTTCACGGGGCCAACAACCCCGCGCGTGGGTTAGTGGACGCGGTTGTGGTCGGCGAGTGGTTATAACGCCGGGGTCAGTGCTGGACACTGGCTGCGATCACTGAGCTTGTCGTCCGGAGTACAGTGAAAGGTCAACATTCTGTATAAGCCGGGGTGATACGAAGGAAGAACGTTCAGTTGCCGTGCAAGGGTCCCACGTTAAGCATAGCTGGATCTGACCGGTTATCAAGGTGAATACGGTGGCGGATAATCGCTGCTAGCTCTAGTAGAGAGACCTGGGTCGTCTGTAACAAGAGGGACGACAGAATCACCGCCCGGTGAGCAGCTTTAAGGAGTGAGTAGTGACTCCTAATGCCCCCTTGCCAACCCCACCTGACCGACGCGACGTGAGACTTTACGCTGTCCATGTTGCTAAGGGCTGATAGGTAATCGACGTATGTATTGGTAATAGATACATACTTAGTGGCCTATCATCTCTCTGCTCAGATCCACATTATCTATCCATGTCTGCCGCTGCTGTACTGACTGTCACTGAGACAAACGCAGGCTCTAATCTGTATTGCACATCAGTGATGCACTTTGTTGGATAACCAATAAGTAGGAGGATCAGATGCAGTTAGCCACGATACACACCGATGGAAGTGTCAGTAAGAACCCCGGCGGCAAAGGCGGCTGGGCATTCATCTTGAGAATCGGACTGGATGAGATCGAACGATGTGGATCGATTCCGGCCCCAACTACCTGCAATCGAGCCGAATTGATAGCCATAATCGAGTCATTCAAGTTGCTCAAGGAGTACGGAGGTACCTACGAGATCGAATTGATCTGCGATAGCCAATACGCCATCGATGGGATAGCTTACATGCACAAGTGGGCCGCTAAAGGCTGGATAACCACCTACCAGACCCAGGTGAAGAACCGGGATCTGTGGACAGAGCTACTAGAGCTGTCTCAGCCCCATAAGATCACTTGCAGTTGGGTTGAAGGTCACAGCGGCGACATACAGAACGAGCGGTGCCACACGCTAGCGAACTCAATGGCCATGCACGACGGCTATAGCGATATTGAGTGGTACATACCAGCATCTCGACCGCGCAGATCGAAGAACTTGTAACTATGGTAGTATCTTAGTCATTCCCACCTGAGAGCGTCTCGAACGCCTAATCTGCCGCATTGATTGCGGTCTGAGAAGGCAGCTATGGAGACGCGGTCGATCCCATTAAGCCAGAATCAAGTCGCCACCGTAGACGCATCTGACTACGAGTTGTTGAGTCAGCATGTATGGTCCGCTTGGTGGAATCCATGCACAGCCAGCTTCTATGCGGTCCGTTCAGTGCTCGTCATCGTTGACGGCAAGAAGCAACGCCGCACCATCTATATGGCGCGTCAACTGCTTGGACTCGAACATGGCGATTCACGTCAAGGTGATCATAGAAACCACGATACCTTGGATTGCCGTCGAGCAAACCTCAGAGTTGCCAGTCGCAGCCAGAATCAGCACAACACCCAGCGCCGCACAGACAACTTATCCGGCTACAAGGGAGTCTATTTGGACTCCCAGCGCGAAAAGTGGGTTGCACGAATCACCGCAGATGGCAAGTCGAGACAGCTTGGAGTGTTCCACGACTTGAAGCTGGCAGCACTCGCCTATGACGCCGCCGCACGCACTCTGTTCGGCGAGTTCGCCTGCACCAACTTCCCTGATCCCGCCATGCAGTCGTAGACGGGCCCTGAAAGGATATCAATGCGCAGCAAGTCCAAGTCATCGTCTCCAGCAGCACTGCTTCGGCTCCGTCGCCGTTCTCAAAGCTATGTGTTAGATCGCATTGCCTCAGATCCCTCAGCCTCGCCCCCGACCATGACGCTTGCTTATTCGTTGCATCCTGACGCGGGTCTCGCATTGGATGCGGCTTGTGGATCGATCATCGCACTGGCGATAGTGGATGCGTGGGCCTTTCGTGCTCCCGTATCAATTGCGGAGATATAGGCATCGTGCCCTCATCCAGCATCAATGCTCTCCATGCCGTCTACCGACTTGACCCGTCGTCCAACAACCTGGATGCACTGCTAAGTGTTCTGCGCCTGAAGGCCCTGCGCATCCTACGAGGAGACGAGGACTCCGCCCAATTGTTCATCTTAAGCCTCTGGAAGGGGCTTGAATCTCTCACTAACATCCGTGACTTGAACGCTTGGACTAACATCCGTCTCCATTGGCATCTGCTGTCCGCAGTTCGTGCCCGAACGCACCCCGATATCCTGCTCGCCGACATCACCACTCCAGACCCGCTGGATCTCGAATCCATCACGGACCCAGTTGTCCGCCGTGCAGCCGACCTCCTTCTCGAAGGCTTCACCCAACAGGAATGTGCCAGTCGTCTCGGTCTCACTGCAACCGCATTGCGCAAGCGATTGCAACGTTATCGCACAAATAGTGTCCCGCTATGTCACAAACTGTCCAAGTAGCTGCGTCCTACCTAATAGATGCCGTAATCCCTTCCGTCGATATGATCTGACGGCATGACGAGCCGCAATCGCCATGAATAAGGTGTGTTACGTAAAGCGCGGTTCAAAGCCGCCCGTTTGCGAAATACACAAAGTACCCCTCGTCCAGCGCCATACGACCCAAGACCAAATGGTTGGGATCTTCACTTATCTTGCTTGTCCGGTGAGCGGTCATGTGGTCAAGTAGCCGCTCCAACCGGCACCTGTGTAGGCGCTACACAGGTTGGACCCCGCACATAGGAGTTCCATGGCCTCACCGATAACACCGCCAGAGAATCCGTTCAGCGTTCAGCAAGCCACATTGATTGTGTTGCGCGACATTCGAGAAACACTGGCCCAGATCGCCGAGAACACAAGCAATCCGCCTCGTGAAGTGCAGTTGGGTAAGTTAGAGAAGGCCACCAAGGCCGCCCCGGTTTCTATCGGTCAAAAGGAGATTCGATAATGTCCACACCGTATGCCACACCGCCAGTTACTCCCGTTGTTCCAGCCAAGTCGTTTGACCAGCCCAAGCCGGATGAGAAGCAAGTCACTTACGCCGACGCGCAACGTGAAGCCGATGCAGCCGCATTGAGCGTCACTGACGCTGAGAATCAACTCAAAGCCGCATTGCAGGTCCGCGCCCTCAAGGCCAACATCGCCGTTGAAGCCGGTGTTCGCCAGTCCACCGCCAAGCATGACGCCGAACGCGTGCGGATCAACGATCTTGCATTCAAGGCTAATGCTGACGCAATCGACAGAGCGAAGTCGCGTGAACAGGACGTTCCATATGCCACCTCAACCGCCAAGACCCTGCCTGTGTCCCGGTTGCCCATCGCTAACGAAGGAAGCGTACTGCTCAATACACAAGACCGCTTGGTCCCGCCTCTCAGCAAGTAAGCGTGGCTATGGGCGTAAACACCAACGATGGAGACTTGACATTCTCAGCAGACGCCCGCTCTGTGAGCATTGTCTTGAACGTGGTCTTGTGGCTATTGCGACCGACATCCACCACTTGAAAAGGCTCCAATCGCATAGAGAGCTTCAATACGTCGAGGAATTCGTACAGACTTTGTGCCATGCGTGTCACAGTCGCGAGACCATCGCCGGACGTTGAGTTAGACCGTATAGATCAGCCCTCAACGTAGTAATGATGATTCGATTGGGGTTCTGTTAGGTATGGGGGGTCCGAAACAATCCCTGATGCCTGCCTCGCAGACCGCACCCTGCAATTTCAGTGGTCGCAAGATAGCTTCCCCCCTAATCCATGAAGCTCAGCCAACTCAAATCTGATCCCCACAACGCCAATAAGGGTACTCCACGTGGGCGCTCGCTCGTCGCCAAGTCGCTGGAGCAGTTCGGTGCTGGCAGAAGCGTCTTAGTCGACCGTGATGGCGTTCTTATCGCTGGGAACCAGACAGTGGGGCAAGCCGCAGCCGCAGGGATTGAGGATGATGTCATCCTTGTGCAGACTGACGGCACTCAGTTGGTGGTCGTTCAGCGAACCGACTTGAGCATTGACGACCCCAAAGCAAAGGGGCTGGGTGTTAGTGACAATCGAAGCAGTCAAGTGGGTTTGAACTGGGACCCTGACATTCTGCTTTCCATAGACGACTTGTCCCCCTACTTCTTCAGCCCAAACGAGCTACAGCGACTCAAGGTGCTCTCCGTAGACGCTTTTGCTGCTACCGATCAGTCGGGAACGCTCCATGACGCCTACAGCGTTTTGGTGACGTGCAGTGATGAGACCTCGCAGCTTGCCCTATTGGAGAAGCTGACGGCTGAAGGGTACGAATGCCGATCTTTAATTGCCTGATGAGACCCGATAGAAGCCCAATCAGACTTCTATATGCCCTGATGAGACTCGAAAGGGTACCAAGTGATATTTGATTGCGTAGTCTCGTCCCCTGTGACCCGGACACCGCGAGTCATCCAGATGGAAGGGCTGTTCGAGATTGCCCCAACGCAGATGTCAGAGCTTCGTTGGGCTGGAGAGCTTCCCATTGAATCTCGTCCGTGGAACATCGGGTTGATTGCCGGCCCTTCTGGGGCTGGTAAATCTACTCTCGTCCGTGAGTTGTTCCCAGACAAGCTCATCAGCGGAGACGACTGGAGCCCGGATAAGTCTATCGTTGACGACTTCCCCAAAGAGATGGGCATCAAGCAGATTACCGCTTTGCTGTCGCAAGTCGGGTTCAGTTCGCCGCCCTCGTGGCTGCGTCCATACCGTCATCTATCCAACGGGGAGCAGTTCCGTGTCACACTCGCTCGGGCGATGGCTGAGAACTCTGACCTGTTCGTCATAGACGAGTTTACGTCTGTTGTTGACCGAACGGTTGCACAGATCGGCAGCGCCGCACTTGCCAAGGCAATTAGACAGTCAGACCGCCGCATGATTGCGGTCTCCGTTCACTACGACGTGCTTCCGTGGCTTCAACCGGACTGGACATACGAGCCACACATCAATCGCTTTCAGTGGAGGGAGCTTCGACAACGCCCACCCATTGAACTTGAAATCGTCAGGTGTCATAGATCGGCTTGGCAGCTTTTCAGTCGCTATCACTATCTAGACACCAAGCTTCACAACGCCGCGCACTGTTTCGTTGCCCTGTACAACGGTCAGCCAGTCGCGTTTACAGCGGTGCTTCACTTCCCACATTCGGTTCAGTCTCGCTGGCGGGAACATCGCACGGTCTGTCTACCTGACTTTCAAGGTGTCGGCATCGGTAACGCCATGAGCGACTATGTTGCTTCGCTGTTCAAGGCGACCGGCAAGCCGTATAGCTCGGTGACTTCTAATCCGGCCATGATTCGACACCGAGCGATGAGCACGTTATGGAACATGAGAGAGACTCCGAAGCTACAGCCAGCGATTGGCAAGACAAGTTCTGTAAAGGGTATGACCTCAGCCAGCAGCAGATTAACCGCCTCATTCGATTACATGGGCGCTGCCCGAGTGGAAGACGCAATACAGTTTGGAGTTATCAATGCCAGGACCCCCACCAAAACCGACCAAATTGAAGCTGTTAGCCGGTAATCCCGGTCACCGCCCATTGAACCTGAGCGAGCCGCAGCCGACAGGTATCCCAACCTGCCCGCGTCATCTCGATAAGTGCGCAAGAGAGGAATGGAAGAGGGTATCGACTCAGCTCATCAAGCTCGGTCTGCTCACCAATATCGATAAAGTTGTGTTGGAAATCTACTGCTCTAGTTATAGCCGGTACAGGGAAGCTGAACGTCAGATCGCCGCATTCGGCCTCGTGATTAAGGCGGGCAAGTCAGGCTACCCGATCCCTAACCCTTACGTTGGGATTGCAAACGTCGCCCAAGAAACTTGTCGTAAGTGCTGCGTGGAGTTTGGTATGACGCCCTCCAGCCGATCCAAGGTTCAGGGCGCACCACAGCAGGGCGCTGGAGCAGCTTCCCCGTTTGCGCGGTTTGTCGCGTAGCTATGTATGAGTCATGCGGAAACATGCACACAGTATGCCCTCGATATAGTTGAGGGCAAGATACCGGCCTGTCTCTGGATCAGACTGGCAGCGGCCAGACATATAGAGAACCTGGAACGACCGGACTTTCCTTATGTCTTCGACGCCGCAGCGGCTGACAGAGCAGGCGATTTCTGCTCGCTTTTGCCTCACACTAAAGGCCGCTGGGCTGCACGTAGAGAGAAGTTGAAGCTTGAGCCCTGGCAGTGTTTCATCGTATGCAGTCTCTTTGGGTGGCTCAACAAAGATGATGGGTTCAGGCGTTTCAGAGAAGCCTATATCTGCGTACCCAGAAAGAACGGTAAGTCACCGCTCGCCGCTGCGATTGGTTTGTACATGCTGGCCTGTGATGGTGAAGCAGGCGCGGAAGTATGTTGCGGGGCGACATCAGAAAAGCAAGCGTACGAGGTCTTCCGTCCCGCACAGATCATGGTGCAGAAGACACCCGACCTGCAAAGCGTATTAGGGATCACATCGAACGCACGTTCATTGGTAGTCGCATCGACAGGCAGCAGTTTCATTCCGGTGATTGGCAAGCCCGGTGATGGTGCTTCTATCTCGTGCGGTATCTGTGATGAGTTCCATGAGGCAGACACAGCCGATCTTTACGACACATTGAAGACGGGCATGGTGGGGCGGGAAAGTCCCATGCTTTTGACCATAACTACCGCAGGCTTTTCTACTGCCAGCCCGTGTTACGACTTACAAGTTACAGCGCAACATGTTCTCGAAGGTTCGCTCATCAATGAACGATTGTTCACGGTCATATACACAATCGACAAGGACACCGATTGGACTTCCGAAGCCGCGCTGTACATGGCTAACCCGAACTTGGGCGTGTCCGTCAGCTTGCAGACTCTGCTCCACGATCAGCAGCAAGCAGTCCAGAACGCCACTAAAAAGGGTGTGTTCGCCACAAAGCATCTTTGCGTTTGGATGACCAGTGTTTCGGCGTTCTTTAACATGGTCGATTGGTCGAAGTGCTGCGATGCGACTTTGAACGAAGCCGACTTCCTCTACGACCCGCTGTACATCGGCGTTGACCTCGCATCGGTGCTCGATCTATCAGCAGTCATCAAGGTGTACGTCCGCAGCATCGATGGCAAACTTCATTACTACATCTTCAGTCGGCATTACCTGCCAGAGGATCGCATCGCGGACCCAACTAACCAACACTACCAAAAGTGGTCTGAAGAAGGCTTCCTGAATCCATGTGAAGGCGCGTCGTTGGATTATGCGCAGTTGAAAGCAGACCTACAAGCAGACATCGACGGACACAACGTCATCGGCGTCTGTTATGACCGCAGATATGCGGATCAGGTTATGCAAGAGCTATATATGCTGACCGGTGCGACAGTCATTGAAGTGCCTCAGAAGGTAGAGTATCTGTCCCTACCCATGAAGGCACTGGACGCGGCCATTCAAGAGGGGCGAGTTCATCACACGGGAGACCCGGTTCTTTCCTGGTGCATGAGCAACGTGGTCAGCAAGCCTCAAGGCCCGAATGAAGATGTCTATCCGACGAAGGCTAAGCCGCAGAACAAGATAGACGGGGCTGTAGCCTTGGTCACGGCCATGCGGCAGGCGATTACCTGCGATTCAACCGCCAATGATCCCAGCTTCGCATTCTTTATAGGTTGAGATGCCCAACTTTGCTACGAAGATAACGAGTTACTTCAAGGGCATCGGGAGAGCTATCCGTTCCGGCTCATTGTCTCCCACTGCCATCTTTCAGTGGCTCCATTCAGGCGAATCGACAGCAGCCGGGGAGATAGTCAACGAATCGAACGCAATGAAGATCACCACTGTCTATGGCAGTGTCAGAGTCATTGCGGAGTCCATCGCATCGCTGCCATTGAAGCTGATGGAGCGCACAGCCAACGGTCATCAGGAAGCCACCGACCAGAACCTGCACTACCTTCTCAGCGTAGAAGCTAACCCGGAGATGACAGCATACACCTGGGTAGAGACTCTTACAGGTTCCGCCGCACTAACTGGTAACGGCTTTAGCGAGGTGGAGAGAAACGCCAATACCGGGCAAATCGTTGCACTCTGGCCATTGCACCCCATGCGTACGGTAGCCAAGCGTGACCCATCGACGCATTTGATTTACTACGAGACCTCAGACGGGATGCCGTTGAACCAGACGCGCAAGATACGCGAAGAGGACATGATCCACCTGAAGCTTATGAGCTTGGACGGCCTGTCTGGAATCAGCCCAGTGGATATGTGCCGTCAGACTCTCGGTCTCGCGATGGCGATGGAGAAGTCCGGTGCTCGTCACTTTGGCAATGGTTCCCAACCGGGCGGAATCATGACCAATAAGAACAAGCTCGACCCGAAGGCCCAGGTCGAGATACGAGATTCCTGGAACGCACAACAAGGAGGAGTCAATCAGGGGAAGACCGCTTTCTTATTCGGTAGTGAGTGGCAATGGACCCAGCTTGGTATCTCGAATGAGAACTCACAGTTCATTCAGTCCCGCGCATTCACCCGTGCCGATATTGCTATGGGTATCTTCCGGGTTCCGCCGCACATGGTCGGCTCTGAGACCAAGATGCCGGGGTCGGGCGCTGAACAGATGGCATTGCAGTTCGTCACTTTCTGCATTCAGCCGTGGCTGTCTCGCTTCGAACAGGAACTGGTCCGCAAGCTGTGCCCTGTACAGGGGCGCAAGGCTAACAAGTTCTTCGTTCAGTTCTCTGTTGACGCCCTTCTTCGCTGCGACTTCAAAACGACCATGGATGGTTACAGCGCGGGTCGCATTGGGGGATGGTATACGGGCAATCAAATCCGTATCAAGCTGGGTGAGAACCCAGCCGATCCGAGCACGGGCATGGATGAGTATTTGGTGCCGGTCAACTACCAATCGAGCAAACGTCTGGTGGATACGGAGTCGATTCAAGACCAACCTGTTGACGCCGACCCCGTTGCGCCGACTGCCGCAGAGAAGAATATGGTCGATCAGTTTACCCGTGCCTATATCACGATCTTTGGAGACTCATTCAAGCGTCTTTCTACCCGCAAGACACGCGATTTGCCCGCTATTAAAGCTCTGTTCTCACCCGTTCTTATCTCGATTGCAGACGCCAGTTCTAACCGTGGTGGCCTTCCGCTGCCCGGTGGTGACCCTGCTATGAGCGGCGTTGTAGACGACGCCTGCAAGTCGATGGCAAAGAGGGCTGCGAAGTGGCCGGAAGTTATCCCGGCTGACCAGATGATCTCGCTTGCGAATCAGGAGTTCATCCGCGCAGTGCGTTCGATCCACATATCTGTATCGCGTAACACCGCAGCGGCCAAGGCGGTGCTTGAACTGGCAGCACCAGACACCGAGGAGAACGAAGATGACGAAGCAGCTTGAACGCCGCACCATTCCGTGTGAGTTCCGCGTTAGTAAAGACGCCAAGCCCACCATATATGGCTACGCTGCTAAGTACGGCGTCCGCTCCGATGATCTGGGCGGCTGGGTCGAGATTCTCGCGCCTGACTGCTTCGCAGCGAACCTCGCTACCAATCCAGATGTACGCGCTCTCTTCAATCATGAGCCTTCGCAGATTCTCGGTCGCACCGCAGCGGGCACACTCACGCTCTCATCGGACAAAGTTGGTCTCGCGTATGAAGTGCAGCCGCCCGATACCGCATGTGCCCGTGACCTCATCGTGTCGATGACCAGAGGCGACGTGAACCAGTCAAGCTTCGGATTCATCTGTACCGATGCGTCATGGGCATACGACGCGCTCACCGGCATGGACATCAGGACAGTGAAGTCTGCGGACCTATTTGATGTTTCCCCGGTCACGTTTCCGGCCTATTCAGAAGCCACCAGCGGAGTTCGCTCTCTTCCCGGTGACATGCCGCTGGAAGTCCGCACCAAGTTGTCCGCAAAGCGTGACGATCCGGACGAAGACCCGTCCTGCTCATGCGATTGCGCTC